CATTTGTAAATAATAATTATAAGATTGTATCAAGCTAGCTATTTTAGCATTACCACCCCCAGCACGTAATTCCTGAATAGGAACTTTACCTCCATTAAAATCACCATCTTGGGTCATTGATCTACCAATAACAGAACCAGTTTGGAAGTACATGTTTAATGCTTCTTGTGGATTATAATTAGTACCATTACCTAAATCAACTTCAGCTAATCCATCTGCATCAAGGTATACACCATCCGGCACCATTCTTGAAAGTACTTGTTGTAATTTAAGATGTGTTATTTGAATCATGTCAGCAAATGAAGTCATTCTGCCCACTAATGATTCCGGTTTACCTTTATATATTCTTGGTGCTACAATTGAATAACTCATTTGTACTTTAGTAATATCTGACTTTGGTCTTGTCATATTTACTGCTTTGCCCCATTTAAGTATTTTTTCTTGACCTACAATTTTAGCGCCGCAATATAAAACTTCAATTGATCTGTTTACTTTTTCAAATCTTGATCTTGCATCTTTAGGTGGATTAAACTCGTCTGTTTTAACTATTGCTTTTTCAGAACCAGTTGCTGTTTGTTTTATTTTATATACTTGATTTTCAAAAGTTTTATATTCAAAATATAATATATAAACATAATTTTTATCTTCAGCATCTGATGTAGTATATGTTTTATTATATAACTTAGTATTTGCAGCACCATTATTTTGTAACTTTTCAATATCCTCATTTGTTAAATATGGAAATTGTTTTTTAAGTTCTGAAATATTAACTCTTCTAACTTCCCCCACATAATATATATCATCAAAGTATGGTGATTCAGTATATGAATAAACTAAATCAGCTGGGTCAACATATTCTAATTTAATTCCTTCAGCTGTATTAAAGCTATTTTTAACACACGCCATACCTAGTACAGCTATATCATAATCAAGCCTTTTCTTTAATAAATCGTATTTGTTTAAAGCAAATACATTATTTATTGCTTGTTCTTGTGCAATTTCTATTGATTGTTTATAGTTTAATTGCATGTGAAGATTTAATTCATCTTCATCTTGTGGTATAGTTGTAGGGTCGTTTGTAAATGTATTAACACCTATTGCTGATTGTAACTTATTTGCATACTCTTTAGCATACATATCGTTAAGCATATCATTAACAAATTTAGTTCTTGCTTTACTTGCTGTTTCATCAACTGAATATGCTTTTAAATCATATGTTCTTTCCTGTATTCCATTAACTACTATATCTACAAACTTAGGTATAATAGGTACAGGCTTCCAATCTAAATTAAGATAAGATAAATCACCATTAATAGATAATTCATTCTTATATTTCTGTATACTTTGCTCTCCTCTTGCATATAGTCTTAATCTATGGAAATTGTCTCTATTTGCAAAATAACGTGTACTTCCTGAGTCTTTTTTAAACCATTCAGCTTCAATAGCTTTTGCAACTTGCAAACCATAGCTTATGTCAGCTTTCTCAATGTCAGTAACGGCTTGACTTGGAAAATTACTTTTTGTTGTTATCTTAGCCATCTAGTTTATTATTTTTGAAATATTGCCTTTATTATTGTATTTGGCAAAACTAAAATTTACTTTATTACTTATTTGTCTTATTTGTTGTGGTGCATATAAATGCTTATTACATGCCATAATTGCTAACCCTGAGCTAATAGCGGCATCAAATTTTGTTCTATTACTTATATCAAACTTAGCCCAATCGTTTAATGTATCATTAAAATATAAGTTACCATATGTATCATCTGGTTTTAATCCTACATAGCTATTAATATAACTTTCAATAGCTGCAGCATGAGCTTGCCTTATATCTTCACTTGAATTTGGTATACCACCTACTTCTTTTTCAGCAACTGATAATTTATTCCATATTCTATCCGGTCTATTCATCGAATAACCCCTATATCCTCTTCTCTTTAAATAATATAATAATCTTGGTTTATTATTTTCTGCAAGTATTGGCATGCCATAAAATACTAATGCCATTAATACATCTTCAAAAAACATTTCAGCAGTATCAGGTCTAGCTATATATTCTAAAAAGAATTGACTAGCTGGAGCTTTTTCCATACTAAATTTAGTTAAACCATGTAATGAACCTTTAGATCCTTTACCATCTGTTGTTCCTGATATATCATAACTATCACAACCAAATGCGCCAACGTGTTCATTGCCAGGATATTTCCTGCCGTTTTTTATTATTATTTTATTTTGTAGTTCTACATCCGGAACCCAGCTGACTTTAAACCTTCCGTTAGGGTTTGGCGTAAACTGCACTTTTGTGTCTTTGATACCATTTTGCCATGAAAAGCTTCCAGTCGTAACATTAGATGATGTCGTAATACCTTCATTATAATCTATTTGTTCGTATATTTTTGTTAAGTTAAATATACTGTTTTTGGTTTCATCTCTAAATGCGTGCTCCTCTGTTCGTGGAAATTGTCTATAAAATTCATTTAAAGCGTCTTGATCGCCTTTTAAACCTTCAACTTCGTTTTCCCAATGGCTAATAACTCCAACATCAATAATTGATCCGTAGACATCTCTAACTTCTTTTTTCGGTGTTTCGAATACAGGTAATCCATAAGAATCAATGAATCCCTCGAAATTCCATTCCATAGGAATGAACAAAGAATATAATCCGCTACGAGTCTGTCCGTTGCGGTTTCTTTTTGTAACGTCTGAGTCATTATATAGTTTTTTAAAATTATCACCACCTTTGTCAGATGAATTACTTGTTGAACCCATCATACACTTGCCAATAATTTTGCTACCTAATCTTAGCGTGGTTTTCGTAACCCTCCAGTTGTTGAGGATGTTATTGGGCTTTTCCCATTTCCCCGATTCATCGTGGACGAGGAGTTTAAGTTTCTCCCCATCATAGGAGTTGTCACCGGTGTTCTTCCAATCGATGGTGGTGTCAAGTCCCTTGAGATCCTCCAAGGTTTCGTCGGAGGCGGGGGCGGTAAGCTTACGACGGGTGTACTTGGTTGCGGGGACACGGTAGGCAAGTTCGGTCTTTGGACGGTCCATTCCGTCCTGGGTCGGCTTGAAAAAGAAGGGATAATTAACTGATATGGGTACCACCTTATCTGTGAACATCTTCTTTGCATCAGGACCGGACTTGGATAATATACCATACCTACTGTCACTTGATATGGTTGCCAAGTTAACCACCTCTCCTGAGGCCATGAAAGAAAACCCGGAACGCCTGTTCTTAAGGTAACACATCCCATAGGATCGTGTATCTGCCTTACAAGCTTCCCAGAAAATAAAGAATAATCTATTCGACTCTCTGAACTCGGGAGCCCCGACGTCAATCTTAGACCACTGCAAGTACATGTAATGAGTACCACTAATGTAAGTAGGAATGCTTTTGTTATAAAACCAAAAACCTTCTTCTCTACGAGTAAATTCATTATCAATGTAATCATACCATTTTTCTTTAAAATCTTGAGGGTACTGTTTGAAATCAAAAACAGTTTTTATTTTTTCTAAAGCTTTTGGATATTCAAATCTATTCCATTTGTTATCTTCAAACTTATATATATTTTTTTGTTTTGGTAAAGCTATTTTAAGATTTTGTATTTCATATATCTCTCCTATCTGTCCAGTCTTGCTTATAATAACTATATCATGCTCTTTATTATAGCCGTATTCCCACTTTTTTGCTTTATTAAGCCGTTTAATAGTATTGATTTTTATAGGCTCTATAACGCGATATAATGATTGCTTATACATTACTTAGATCTCCCTTCTGCAAACCCTCTAAAAGCTTTTTCTTTTTTAACTTCCTTAGGCTTATCTTCTAACATATTTTTTTCTTCTTCAATACGATTAAGTATTTCAAAAGCATCAAATATGGCTAGCTTTTTTGTAGCTGCTGCATTCTTTAATCTATCTGCTGAAACATCGTCGTCTGAATCAACAATTCTTTCTTTAGCAACTTTAATTAATTCTTCAACTGCTTTATGTCCAGCTTGGATTATATTCTTTTTCGTTTCCTTGACGTTCATACTTAATAGATATTGAATTATTTGGTACTCTATATAATCTTTCACCGTCAACAACAAATTCATATTCGCTTTCCGGTGTAAATCCAATTAAATCTTCTTTTTGTATATCTTTCAGCTTTGGGTCAACATACTTTATAATTCCACGTAACGGAATTTCTTTTTCATTCTGTAATATATTATTTGATATAATTGGCTTTATAAAAGAATAACCTTCTGGTGCATGCCATTTATTATTTCTTTTATATAGAAATATTTGGTCTTCAGCAACAAAATATTTATTTTCTTTCCAATAGCTTTTGCTATTCTTCTCTACGCCCCTAATGTCATACCATCTACGAAAAACATTGTGGTGTACTATAACTTCGTCACCTACATTAATTTTTGTTTTGATAGCTTTAGGTACGCTAAGTACTTTACCGATACGACTGACATATCGATGATCAGATATTTCTGAATTTAATATCAGCTCTTTATCATCAATATGTTTTGTATTATCGTATCTTTTATTTTTTGGTTCGACTATAAAGTCAAATAAACTTTGCATTAATATTCTAAATTATATTCAACAGAAACAGCCATATTCTTATTAAAATCTTTCCAAGGTAAAACATCTTTACCTTTTTTAATTAATATAGAAAACTTATTTTCCTGTTCAATTATATCGCATATGGTATGTCCGCCGTATACTTCTTGGCCAACAGCATAATGCATTGCATCATTTTTATAATCTCTACCAATACTAATCTTCCTTATTAGGCTCATCTTCTTCAATCTCTTTTATAGTACCGTCAGTTAAATTAACTGAAACTTTACCATACTTTTCTTCCAGCATTTCCTGAGTCTTACCTAATTCTGCCTGAGCTTGATTAATCATTCCTAGCGCAGCGGTTTTTTGCACTTCTAAACCTCCAACTTGCATTTGCAAATTATTGATTTGTTGTACTTTTTCTTGAATTAATTGTAATTCTTCGTCTGTGATTTTTAAATCATCTGTTTTCTTTGCCATAAAATTTAATTTTAATTGTTATTACTATGTTTATATCATTACGTATTTTACGTAATTTTTACTTTATTAATTTAATGCTAAAGGCTCTTTACTATAATCTCTACCTTTATCGTCAAATTTTTCGCACATCCAAAACAATCCATCAGTTTTCCATTGACCATGCCATCTTGGAGCGCCTTCATGTGCTTTGCAATCATGTTTTGCAAATTCCCACACTCTACTTGAATTATCTTTTATTTCATCTAAAGATTTTACGTAGTATAAATCAAAAGGACCTAACTTAGATGCTTCTTTCATTAAATCAGGTAAATCATTAGTAATATTTCCAGTTATACAAATATCTATATCAGTTGTTTTCCAACCTTGTAATAACCCGCCTACTAAGTATAATTTATAATCTTTCCAATCTAATTTTAATAAATCTTCTAAACATCCTTTGTAAATTTCATCGTCTGTACTTTCCATCCATGGAACTAATGTAAATCCTCCATTTACAAATCTTACCTCTCCATCAGTTAAAAGGTTTAAATCGTTTTTGTTTATGTTTTCAAAATACCCCATATTATATATCGTAATCTGTTAATTCTATTGCTACTCCGAATGAAACACCTCCAAATGTTTTTATAGCACTTTTTTGATAAGCAAAACTTAGTACATCTCCAGCTGAGAACGTATTGTTTGTTGTTGGTGTCCATGTTACAGAACTGCTTGACAAACTTATTTCACTACTACTTGCTTGCTGGGAACCATTTACATATAAGAATAATTGTGTTGTAAATCCACTACTTAAAGTTCCGCTGACATGCTTCATGACTATTTTTGTTAACTTACCAGCATAAGGCATAGTTAAATTATGGTTATAAGTTCTAGATGAAACGTTATTTTCTGTATTATTATTAAAAGGAACCACTACAATACTAGTACCATAAGCATCTTCAAAATTACTATTAAATAAACAAGGTATATTTCTATCTTTAACAACTTTGTTTGCGGTCAAACTTATATCTCCATATACATCTATACCTGCTGAAGTAGTTAGTATTCTAACACCGCCATTATGACTTATACCTGTGCTTGATGTTGTAGCACTAAAAACTTCATTTCCGCCTACATATGCTATTATACCATCGTTTTGGAAAAAACCAATCTTTGTATTAGTGTCACCTGAATGTATTAAATAATCATTTACATATGCACCCCCACTTATTACAACTCCACCGCTTGTAGTTTCAAACTTTTTTACATTGTTGTGGTAGAGTTCTACAGCACCATTATTAATTGCTTTAATCATATTTTCACCACCTGAAGAAGTAACTAATAATTGTGATGGTGTTCTTATATCTAATTGGCCAGTACTATTAAATATTTGACCTTCCGAACCTGTATGCTTTATTTGTAAATCGGAGTCGTCGCCAAATATTGCTATTGAATTAGTGTCAAATGTTGCGTTAGCAGTAAATCTTACTGAATTGCTAAATCTCGAAGCAGCACCTGCTACTTCTATACCACCAGTTATAGTAACTCCATTGCTTGTCGTTTCGAATTTTTTACTTCCATTGTGATAAAGTTCTACAGCTCCTCCATTAATAAATTTTGCCATTTCCGTAGAATCATCATTATCTCTAATAACAACGTCATCTTCAGCTAATATCTTAATATCATCTCCATCACTTTGAAGAATTAAATCGCCAGTTCCTACAGCTTGTACATATGAATTACTACCATCGTGATAGATTTGTAAATCTGTTGAGTTACCAAATCTAGCTTTTCCATTATCAGCAAAATTTAAAGTATTAGCACCTATTTCAACATTACCCGCAAAAGTTGCATTATTTGTTGAACTATCCAACACTAGTATATTTGATGACCCACCGTTCCATTTTGTACCGAAAATAATATCTCCTAAAGCATCCGCCTGATTTGTTAATCCACTACCTCCAGAATATATTTCTATTCTACCGTTATATGAATTTGATGTTCCACCTCTAGTTT